CAGATTCTTATTGAGGAGTTTATCATGTTGTTTCAAGAAGACTGGAATGAAGAAGTTAATGAGCGTTGGGAAGGCTTGAAGCGTTTCTGGATGTGGTGTTGTTTAAATCCACGTGCTGAGGTAGCTGATGAGTTGTTTCGCTTCTTGAAAGACAACAGCTTTAGAATCACTAAGCAAGGTTTCTTTGTTGCATTACGTAACGTAGTTACATTACATGGTGGTGCAGAACTTGTACACTTTGTAAGCAACAGCTACAATAAGGTGAAAGCTGTATGGAAGAAGAGCCCTGATAAGTATACAGTGTTCTTAGACAATGGTGAATACAAACTTGTACATGAGGATGATCTTCATGATGATGACTGGACAATATGTGGATATTGCTATGGTGATTTTGTACCTGAAGAAGATCGAGTTGAAGATTCTGAATGTCCAACATGTGGTGGAGAAGGTGGATATGATGATATAGTCGAGAAAGAAAATGGTGAGAAGATTGGTAACTTGACAGAGTTGTATCTTGATCTACCTAATCGTGCAGAGAATCGTTTCACAGATGATTGGACTAAGACGTTTGACATTCGTGTAGGCGTCCCTGTAAAGATGCCTATGGAAGAGTGTAACTGGTCTACACAAGATTGTGCAGCAGCAGGTTTACACTTTACTGCAGATCAGATTCACTATGTAGGATGTGGTGATCAGTCTATGTTAGTGTTAATCAATCCTATGAAAGTTGTTGGTATTGGTCAGCACAAGGGTAGATGTTATGAGTATTTACCAATTATGACTGTACCACGTAACGAGGCTACATCTATATTGCATGATCTAGATTTTGATACTATGCAATTAGATGATGCTTACGCTATCCAGGAGCTTGATAATTTAGCAGAGAAAGTTAAAGAAGGATTCGCAGCTGAAGCTAAGAAGTATAACTTTAATTTCCCTACTATTAATCCTCAAACTGTAGAGAAAATCATTGCTAGTCTTGAAGATATGAAGCAAGTAATTGGTGGGCGTGTGGTTATTGTGTAATAAGTGTTACAATTCTATGTATATTTGTAACAAATATAACACAATATGGCTAAGAGAATAGTAAAGAAGATACCAGTTAAAAAGTCCAGGGTTCCTAAAACAAGGAACTCTGGTACTTTGACAGAATCAGCGTTTTGGTCCTTCATCAGAAGTGCACTAAGGCAGAAGTCAAGATGGTGGAAGCCTATCTCTGAAGCTAAAGCTAAAGCAAAGCGTCCATACAAAGGGCCTTTGAAGAGACAGAAGTTTGAATATCAGTGTAATCAATGTAAGAATTGGTTTCCTGATAAGAAGATTAATGTGGATCATATTTGCCCAGCAGGAAGTCTTAATTCTGCACAAGACCTGCCTGATTTCATTGAGAGGCTGTTTTGTGAAGTAGATAATCTACAGGTATTATGTGAAACATGTCACAATGCTAAAACAAAATCAGAAAAAGATGCAAAAGGAATTACAAAAGTTGTACAAGCCAGAAATGGACTCTAAAGTACAATGGGCAGATTTAACTTCAGATGAGGTTAGGAAATGTTACAAGTTAGGTGAAGACTTTATAATTATTCATAAAGAGGATGTTATGATCTTGACACCACATCAGTTACAAAATGAAATAGTTGGTAAGACAGATTCAGGACGTAAGTATGAATTGTTTGCTTACCTATGGAATCCAACTAAAAAAATAAGTGAACTATAATGGAAGAGAAGCAAGCAATAGTATCGATCAACAAGAATTCTTCATTCACAGAGATTTGGTATGAGGGATCAGTAGAGTTTAATGGTAAGACACATAACTTCTGGCTAGTTAATCCTAGAGGATTAGATGAACAAGGTCGTGAATACGAAATAGAAGTTAGATGGTGGTTCAAGCGTGTCCCTATGGAAGTAAGGAGAATGCATGAGCAAATAGTAGAAGCATATTACGAATCACAAAACAAAAAACAAAATGATTAAAGGATCAGTTAAAACAGAAGCAAGTTATAGAGCTATCGTAATGGATAGCTCTTCTAGTCTAAAAGAGTTTTCACAAGACAGAAAAAAGTATCACAAGAGATATGTTCTTGGTGAGAAAGTTGCAGATGAAGAGAATAAAGCAGCTACAATGGGTAGATTGGTTGAGACTAAACTAATGGAGCCAGAGTTGTTTGACGAGAAGTTCTATCTATCTACATGTCAAAGTGTCCCAACAGGACTAATGTTGGATTTTGTAGAAGCTTTATACAAGCACATGAAGGAAGCTACTAGTGCATCAGGAGAGATAACTCGTGAGTTTGCTGAAGTTGCTCAAGATGCGTATAAAGATTCTGGATTCAAGATTGCGTATGAAGCTGTCATGAAGAAATTTATAGACTCTGACGCAGAGGCATATTTTGATGAAATCATGTTGGTTAGAAGCAAAGGTATGACAGTTGTTAGTATCAATGATGTCACAAATTGTGAAAAAATTGTGACAGAATTAAGGACTAATCCTATCACTGCAGCTATAGTTAATCAAGACCAAACAGCTAGATATGATGTGTATAACCAACTCCAGGTAGAAAATTATACAGTGCATAGTCATAAGTTTAAAAGTATGATGGATAAGGTGATTGTAGATCATCAGGAGAAAATAATTCAAATCTACGATCTAAAATGTACTTGGAGTGTTGAAGGTTTCTACAAAGAATATTATCTTTATCGTAGAGCATACATTCAGGCATTCTTATATTGGCATGCAGGTCATTTCCATTTTCAAGAACTAGTAGACGCAGGATATAAAGTTGCATATCCTAGATTTATTGTCTGTGATAGCACCAATTACTTTAGTCCACTCATCTATACAGTAGATACACAAGACATGACAAACGCCAGAGATGGTTTTGATCTTAAAGGATATACATATCCAGGTGTACTAGAAGTAATAGATGATTTGAAATGGGCTGTTGAGAATAATGTGTGGAATATATCTCGCATGAATCATTTAAGAGGTGGTATAGTAAATGTAAAACAATAACATGGAGTTAAAGAAAACAATCACTAGTATTTTTATGGTGCCCACTCTTAAAATCAATAGAGATGATTTTACTGAGAATAATTTTCTAAATGCTTATTTAGAAGATGTGAGAAGAGATATACAGTATGAAAATGCTGTGTATCTCTTATTCAAACCAGTCAATTTTGATAAATTTAGAGAGTTCTTGGATAAAGAATACGAAAGAACAAAAGATATCATTGATGATTATGATTATGAAGAAGGATTTGTTGTTTTAGTATATCAACTTAATAAGAAATGGGAAAAAGATTTTGATGTTGTTAAACAAGGCAGGTATTCTGAAACTTCTAAAGATTTTCAAAATATATTTACTAAAGTTATTAAAATTGTAAACAATGGTTTACGTAGAGATGAAATATCTCTACAATATAGAATCTTTAACAAGTCAGAAGAGTTACGTAAATACTGGGAAGATAAATTAGATGTATCTTTTACAGATGATATGGAGCTTTGGAGGACTTTTGTTTATAAAGATGAGGTTTTAGATTTAGATAAAATTAAACAAATTGAATTAGTATGAAAGGACTAGAATTATTAGAAAAGAATCCAAATGTAGCTAAGCTTATATGCAGCTACTATTTGGAAATAATGTTAGAATCTTTAAAAGATGAGGCATTGCCTGAAGACTTTAAGAAAAGTATTAGAGAGCAAGGTATAGACAATGAGAAGATTGGTGCCATCATCGATGGTAATCCTAGAAACTTATTAGAATTCTTTGATAACAAAGGAATATTCATCAATGTTACACGCTATATTGCTGGCGATGGTATTACATATTCTATACTAGATAACAACTCTAGTGTTAAGTCGTCAAGAGTTTTTCATACTAGAAAAGAAGCTGATAAAGTAGGCTTAGAGCTAGCTATAGAGAAGCTTGAAGAGGCACTAACTAAATCAGTTAGTGATAAGGAAAATGGTTAAAGTTAATTTTTAAAAGTGATTGTTTAGGAAGGGCTACAATGTTACATTTGTAGCCCTTCTTTTTAAAACAATTTAAACAATAACATATATGGATTTAGGACTAGAAGCCTTGAGTAAAATTACTGTTTTCAGCAAGTATGCAAAATTTATTCCTGAGCTGAACAGGAGAGAGACATGGGATGAAATCATTAGTCGTTATGAGGCTATGATGATCAAGAAGTATCCTTATTTAGAGGAGTCAATCAAGGAGTCTATTCCAATGATTAGAGACAAGAAGATCTTGCCTTCTATGAGAGCACTACAGTTTGCTGGTGCTGCTGCTGAAGTTAACAACGCTCGTATTTACAACTGTTGTTATCTTCCTATTGATAGCTTACATAGCTTTTCTGAATCCATGTTCTTATTGTTAGGTGGTACAGGTGTAGGATATTCTGTACAACGCCATCACGTAGCTGAACTACCAGACATCAAGAAACCAGGTAAAGCTCGTACTTATTTGATTGAAGATTCTATTATGGGATGGGCTGATGCTGTAAAGGTGTTAATGAAAGCTTATCTTGAAGGATCATTCATGCCTAAGTTTGACTATCGTGCAGTTCGTGAGAAAGGTGCGCGTCTAGTTACAGCTGGTGGTAAAGCACCAGGACCAGAGCCATTGAAGTTGTGTCTTACACATGTTCAGGCTATGTTAGATAGAAAAGCTGAAGGCGAGAAGTTGTCCCCACTAGACTGTCATGATATCTTGTGTCACATTGCTAACTCTGTACTTGCAGGTGGTATTCGTCGCTCAGCTATGATCTCTTTATTTGATCACGATGATGAAGAGATGATTACATGTAAATATGGTAACTGGTGGGAGATTAACGAGCAACGTGGACGTGCTAACAACTCTGCTGTATTAAAGCGTGGAGAAGTAACAGAAGAAGAGTTCTTTGCTTTATGGAAACGTATAGAAGCATCAGGATCAGGAGAACCAGGATTGTATTGGAGTAACAACAAAGACTGGGGAACTAACCCATGTTGTGAGATTGCTCTACGTCCTTACCAGTTCTGTAACTTGTGTGAAGTTAATGTGAGTGATGTAGAAGACCAGTATGATCTTAACAATCGTGTAGGTGCTGCAGCATTCTTTGGTACATTACAAGCAGGCTTTACAGACTTTCATTACCTACGTCCTATCTGGACTAAGACTACACAGCACGATGCTCTATTGGGTATTGGTATGACTGGTATTGGATCTGGTGAGATTATGAAGTATGACTTAAAGATGGCAGCACACATTGCTAAGAAAGTTAACCAAATGATTTCTGAAAGAACAGGTATCAATGAGGCAGCTCGTATTAGTTGTGTTAAACCTTCAGGTACTACATCATTAGTATTAGGAACAGCATCAGGTATTCACGCATGGCATAATGACTATTACTTACGTACAATGCGTTTCAATAAGAATGAAGACATTGCACAATATCTAATGACTAATCATCCAGAGTTAGTTGAGGATGATGTATTACGCCCACAAGATACCATCTGTGTACGTATTCCTGTTAAGGCGCCAGAAGGTTCTATCCTTCGTACAGAAACTGCTCTTGATACATTAGAGAGAGTTAAACATTTCTCTACTGATTGGATCAATGCAGGACATGTACATGGTGACAACACTCACAACGTATCAGCTACCATCTCTATCAAGGAAGATGAGTGGAAGACTGTAGGTGATTGGATGTGGGAAAATCGTGAATTCTATAATGGTCTATCTGTACTACCTTATTGGGGTGGAACATATCAGCAAGCTCCATTCGAAGACATCACTGAAGAGCAATACAATTCACGCATTGGTCAATTGAAAGAGATTGACATCACTAAAATTAAAGAGATAGATGACACAGTTAACTTCAACGAATCAGTTGCCTGTGGTGGAGGTGCCTGCGAGCTTGTCTAGAGAATTCTTAGCAAGTAGAGGTGCCTGTTGTGGCAACAAATGTAAGAACTGTCCCTACACTCCTAAGTGGATAAAGGGATCTAAAGAGTAGTATTATTTTAGATTGTGTAATAGTTTAAATAGCCTAGATGTTTTGCGTCTAGGCTATTTCTTTTTTAACAGAAAATTTGTAATTTTAATGTAACAAAAAAATAATCGAAATGGCAAAAAAGCAAACAGAAACAGCTTCAGGTAAATCTAAGCTGGAGGACGCATTAGATGCGCTCAACAAAAAGTATGGTGTTGGTACTATCTTATCATTAGGTGATAAGAACCACAACGAGTATGATCTTATCTCGACAGGATCAATTGCATTTGATCACATCGCTCTAGGTGTTGGAGGTTTCGTTAAAGGGAAACTTTATGAACTAGTAGGCTGGGAAGGTAGTGGTAAATCTACTATCTGTGGTCACGCTGTGGCTAACTGTCAGAGTGCAGGTGGTAAGGTTTTGTATATCGATGGCGAGCATGCTGTTGATCCTAATTACTTCACTGCTCTAGGTGTTGATATTGCAAGTATGTTAATTGCTCAGCCAACTTGTGGCGAGGAGGGTTTTCAAATTGCTATGGATATGATTAACACAGGAGAGATTGATCTTGTTATCATTGACTCAGACTCATCTTTAATCCCTAAGAAGGTTTTGGATGGCGAGGTGGGTGATAGTTCTATTGGTCGCAAGGCTAAGCTTAACAGTGATGTCTATCCTAAGCTGAAGGGTATTTTATCTAAGCATCAGACATGTGTAATTGTTGTATCTCAATATCGTGAGAAGATTGGTGTTATGTTTGGCGATCCTCGTACTACACAAGGTGGTCATGCATTAAAGTTCTATGCTGACGTTCGTGTAGAGGTTAGTAAGACTCTTGCCAAGGAAGGTACAGAAGCTTATGGTAATATTACTAAGATCAAAACTATCAAGAACAAGATGGCCCCTCCTTTCAAGGGTGTAGAGTTTGAGATCTTGTTTGGCGTAGGTATTGATCGTATGCTAGAGATCATGGACATGGCTAGTGACTTAGGTATTCTACGTAAGTATGGTAAGACTATCACATACAATGAGATCAAGTATGAGCTCGATGAGTTTAGAACTCTACTAACAGACAATGATGAATTCTTTGATAAGTTGAAGAAAGATATCACTGATAAAATTAATGACGTAAACGAAATAAACGAAACAGAAAATGAAGATACACTTCAAGAAATTGGATTCGAAGGCACAGAAGCCTAAGTTTGGTAAGCCAGGAGATGCAGGTGCAGATCTTGTAGCTACATCAGTTGATTTCTCTAGAGACAATAACAATCAAATAGTATATGGTACAGGACTTGCTGTAGAGATACCAGAAGGAATGGTGGGACTTGTGTTCCCACGTTCCTCTGTACGTAACTACAATTTATCAATGGCTAACTCAGTGGGTGTAATTGATAGTGGTTATAGAGGTGAGATTATGGTTACATTTAATTTTAACTCTAGAACTCCTGATAATACAATTTATCAAGTAAGTGATCGCATTGCTCAGTTAGTAATCATACCTGTACCATTGGCACAGTATGTAGAAGTAGATGAATTATCAGAAACAGAAAGAAACACATCAGGACATGGCTCGACAGGACATTAATCAAATAGAAGAAGAAATACATCAAGCAAATCAAGCAGAGATGGAACGAAGGAAACAAGCTAGTTATTTTCATAACACTTTAACAGATGAGGAAATGAAAAAACAGTTAGACGTAGAACTTACTACTGTATCTTTAACTCCTGAGGAAATTAATGAAAGATTAAAAGAATCTACTTTAAGAGAAGATGATCCTTATGGAGCAAGAAGAGTGTGGAAAGCAATACACGAAAGAGAAATGGTCAATCATCCTGATCATTACCAAGGTAATAACTTTGAGGTGATTGATATCATAGAAGACTATGAGCTAGGGTTCTCTTTGGGTAATGCTATCAAGTATATCCTTAGATCAGATAAGAAAGGTGCTAGGAAACAAGACCTGAAGAAAGCTATCTGGTACATCCAACGAGAGATTGATCGTGAAGACTTGTAGTGTAGACAACTGTAACAATCCTGTATGGGGAAAGGGCTTATGTGTGAGTCACATCAAACGTAAGCCCATTACCCCAAAGAAAGGTGGATTGCTGAAAATGAGGCGTGAATTGTTTGTGATTCGAACTAAGACAGAGACCATGAGAAACTTCTTTATGGAGATCTGGAACGAACGCAAGCATTACTCAGAAGTGAGTGGTGAGTATCTAGGAAGTGAACCATTATCAACTTTCTTTCATCATATCCTTCCTAAGAGTAAATATCCAGAGGTAGCGTATGATAAATCTAATATTATTTTATTAACTTTACCAGAACATGAATCTGTAGAGAATGATATGTACAGATTTGAGGAAGTTAACAAGAGACGTATTGAACTTTTAAACAAAATAAACCAATGACAAACCAATTCTTTTACACTCGTAAAGAGGGAGACAAAGAGTACACAGACTCTTTTAATGTAAATAAAGTAATTCGCAGCATCGCATTTGAAGATGAGATAGTTATTCTACTAGATGACATTCATGAGCGTGTTGAAGAGGTTCCTACACTTAACCCTAAGACTGGTAAAGTTATAGGCGTACAACGCAAGCGTGACATCTTCCAATCAGATATTCATTTGAAGGGTGATGATGTTGTAAGATTTAAGAAACTAACAAACATTGAAGCATAATGGCAGACTTTAAAAAATTACTAGGAAACAGAATCCTTTTAGACCTTCCTAAGAAAGATGAAGGTAAACTTATTGTGGACGAGAACACAAAAGAAGCTCTTGAAAAAGAGATGTTACAGAAGCTTAAGAAGCTTACAGTGTATGCTACAGGTGATCTTGTTAGCAACATCAAGGTAGGTGATGAGATCTTAGTTGATCCAGCAGCTTTAAGTAAAGCACCAGTACTTCCTATTGGTGATGATAATAAGTTATTGGTTACACCATTTGATGTTATTTTAGTTTGGTAATATGGAACTACCTTTCATATCATGTAAGTGTATAACGTATGGTAGAGTGTCCACGCTTGAGGAGAGTATTGAATCTTTCCTCAAGCAGGACTATCCTGCTGATAAGTGTGAGCTTATAATAGTTAATGACTACCCCTTACAAACTCTTGTATTTGATCATCCACAAATTAAGATAGTTAACCTAGATAAAACTTTTGATATCATAGGAGAAAAAGAAAACTATGCAACAGAATTATGTCAAGGAGAAATTATATGTCAGTGGGATGATGATGATGTAGCCCTATCAAATCACTTACAGAATGTAGCTAAGTACATGACTGATGATGTAAATATTATTCATTGGGAAGTGGGAGTGTTGTGTCACGTCACAGGAATTGAACATGTTGGTTGGGTGGGAAACTCTGGTATTGTGTTTAGAAAGTCAGCTTGGAAAGCTATAGGAGGACATCCTCTTGAAAATGCTGGATATGATATGACTTTTATTGAGCGTATTCATGAATATGGAGGAAGACTATTTGCTAATCCACCTAAGGAAGAAGCTAGTTGGTTCTATATGTGGGGTGGTAGAGGATATCACATGAGTGGTGAAGGTACAGATCATCCTGAAAAACTCAACGCTATACAAAGGCATAGTGCTCACATAGAAAAAGAGAGACGTAAAGGAGTAATACCTGTAGGAGAAGTTAAACTTAATCCTCATTGGGTTAAAGACTATCCACAAATGTTAAAAGATTTCATCAATAAAGATAAATAATATGTCAATTAAAGATACGTTATATGCCATGAGAAGTGGGCATTATAAGAATGGATTAGAAGACTTAATTAATTATGTAAATACATTTTCTGACACTAAGGAGATGACTATCATTGAGATTGGATCTTATGCTGGAGAGTCAACAGAAATCTTTGCTCAGAACTTTAAAAGTGTCATAGCTATTGATCCTTTTATGAATGACTATGATCCAAACGATCCTGCTTGCAGCTATATGGACCTTACGAACGTTTATAATACTTTTAGTTCAACAACCTCTAAGTATGATAACATAACTCATATCAGAAAAACATCTGACGATGCTGTTGATGAGCTTAAGGATATCAAGGTAGATATAATTTACATTGATGGTTTACACACCTATGATCAAGTTAAGAAAGACATCAATAACTATAAGGGTTTAATCAAAGAGTCTGGATTTATTAGTGGTCATGATCATCATCCAGTTTGGCAAGGAGTTATAGATGCCATACATGAAACAATAGGTGAGCCTGATGAAACGTTTCAAGATACTAGCTGGATTATAAAGTTAAATAAATAGACATGTTCTTAAACATAATAACCCCTTGCTCAAGACCAGAAAACTTAGATGTTGTATCTAAAAGCATCAATATACCTAAAGAACATTATAGGTGGATTGTTGTTTTTGATTCAGAAACTATTCCAGAAAACATTCCAGAGTGTGAAGCCTATTGCATTAAAGATGTAAATAGTGTATCTGGTTTTGGTCAAAGAAACTTAGCACTTGAGTTGATAACAGAAGGTTGGGTATATTTACAAGACGATGATACAATTATGCATCCAGACTTATGGGATAACATTAAAGATCTAGATAATGATTTTATATCATTTGATCAGATTTGGAAAAGTGGTGTACACAGACTGTATGGAAACATAGTTAAATTAAGTTATGTAGATAGTCATAACTTCATTGTGCATACATCATTAATAGGTGATGAAAAGTTTGTTATAAATAGAAGGGATGCAGATGGTGTGTTTGCTGAGAATTGTTATAACAGAGCAAAGAACAAGCACTACATTAATAAAGTGTTATCTACATATAATTCATTACAACCATAAAAGAAAAAGGAGGCCAATGGTCTCCTTTTTACTTGCATGAATAATCACAAAATAGAATCGAAATGAACAAAATTATTTTGAAAGTCTTTTTTGTTTCAAAGGCCACATCTTACTCTTAAGACGTAATGGTGTATCAGCCTCCCTCATGTAATTACCATCAACTGGTTTAGGAGGTGCCACCTTAGGGGCCTTTGCAGGTTTGTGCATTTTTAGCACAGGCTTTGTTTTCTTACTTGCAGCCATATTTACATTTTTTCATAGCTCCACCTTTTTTCATCATAGGAGCATCCATCATACTTGCACCCATCATTGCCTTCTTCATCTTAGCTCCTGACTTAGCTTTGCCTTTAGTAGCACCAGCAATTTTATCAGCATATGTAGCTTTATCAAAAGGAGGAGCAAGTTTAGCAAATGCACTACCATCTTTAGCTTTTTTCATAGTACCACCCATTTTCATAGTTTTCTTAGGGATAGAAATCTTATTCTTAGAAGGAATAGTAAACTTGTTTGACTCAGCTGAACCACCCATTTGCATTTTCTTTTTCATATTATTTCTTTTTAGACATTTTTTTCATCATCATTTTAGGTGCTACTTTACCACCATTTTTTTTGTATCCCTTTTCTTCTTTTCTTGTTTTAATAGCATTAGATGCTGATTTTATAGCATTACCAGCTACAGATGCAGCTGCAGCAACAGGAGCCATGACACCTCTTGCAACTGTGCTTGCTACTTTATTAGCACCACGAAGAACTTTACCAGCAGTAGTTTTAGCTGGGGTATTTTGATAATCAGTAGAGTCAGTACTCATTGCTCTCTTCATATCGTTTTTAACATTTGCTTTAAAAGTTGGTCTTACTTTAACCTCTGATGTCATACCTCTTTCTACAGTTTCACCATTTTTAGCTTTTTTAAGTTTAGAACCATTCTTAGACATACCTTTAGGATCGTATTCACGAGGTCCAATAGAAGGTCCATTCATATTAACACCACCACCTTTAACAGGTTTGAAACGTTTGTCATAACTCTTTGGCATAAAGTCTGCTGGAGTTTGTTTACCTGATTTAGGTAAAAGCTTAGAATCGTATTGATCAGCTTTAGATTTAGCTTTAGGTTTAATTGCCATTATATTATTTCTTTTTAGTTTGAGCTTTAATTTTCTTTTCCTGCTTTAGCATTGCTGAAGTTGGCTTCTTTCCACTTCCTGCTTTGGCACGAATATTGTCCCATAAACCACGCTGAGAGGTAGAACCATCAGCACGTTTAATCATTTGTTTTGCCATCTTAACACTTCCACTTTCGTAGAGATTTATTGATACGAGAATTAGGATCGTTTGCTGTCTTAGCAGACGTTAGTTTCTTCTTCATGCCTGACATCCTAGCACAGAATGATTTCTTGCGAGGACCACCTTCAGGTTGTGGAGCTTTAAGACCAGGCTTACCTGGATTAGCTCTGTTGTAGGAAGCCCTACCCTTTGCATTTAGGCCACCAGAAGGATTCTTACCTTCCTTACGTTGCCAAGCTTCGCTCTTTGCCATTACTTTTTCTTAAGAGGTTGAACTTTGGATAGATTTTTCTTAATCTTATCCATAAAAAGCTTTTGTTTTTTAGGCTTCATGGTTTTCTTAATCTTGCTGAAAGCATCTAGTTTAGCAGTCTTTCTCATTATTTCTTAACGCAGTTATTAACTGTTTTACCACCTTTCTTCTTAGTACCTTTCTTGACATAGCCAGTCCAGCAGCTTATCTTACCACCATTCTTTAATGATGTACCATCCTTCTTAATAAGATGACCATTAGGTACAGGTGTTATAGCTCCTTTAATTGCTGGAATGCTATCACCATTTCTAAGAACACCCTTTCCTACGTAAGCTGTAGCCTTCTGTGGATTCTTAACTCCATTACCTTTAGTGACATTCTCAGGCTTAGAATTGCGTAAACCAGCTCTAAGACCAGACTTCACCATAGATTTTAGTGATGACTTAGCCATTATTTCTTCTTACGTTTAGCAGCCATCTTCTTGAATGTCTTAGCAAGAGCTTTAGCTCTACCTGTACATCCAGGCTTAGTGATGGGAGTGCATTTGCCCTCTGTACCTCTACGCTTGATTGAGGCTGTTGCCTTCTGGATCCATTGCTTTGCCATACCTTCTAAATGTTAAATTAGGTTTCACCCTAATATCTTTATGAATGAATTGCCAGAGCTCCCCTGTGGCATTAATGATAACTGTATACGTTGTATCAGTCTCGTGACCATATTCTGTAACAAGCCAGATGACTCCATCACCTTTAGGTGTAGATACATCTATTCTGTTAGCAGGTTCAAAGATCATTACTTCTTCTTCTTAGCACCCATCTTGGTAGCACCAAGTTGCTTGTCTTTTTTCAATACAGGCTTACCACTTTTTGTACCAGCTAATGTACGCTCTTGTACTTTAGTCCATGCACCTTTAGGGTCTACAGGTCCTTGACGTTTAGGTTGAGAACCTACACCTGCAGATAACTCACCCATCTTTTTCATTTTTGCCATTATTTTATAACTTTAATACCTTTGAGTTTTTTGATGATTTTATTAGCCTCATCTTCAGCCATTGTTATTATCTCTTCTGATTTTTTCTCAGCATCCCATTTGTATAGGAGAAAAGCCATGTGCATTGTTTCATGCATTATAGCTGTCTTCTGTTCATCAGCACTATATCTTTTAAATGTGCCCATGTTTAAAAACAGAAAAGGTTTATAAGGAGCTTTGGCTGTTAGCTTCTTATCTGCTGGATCATAATTTGTCCATCCATAGATGTATACACCATTACCTACTGTCTTATCAACCTCTTCTGCTTGAGCATCTTTTAGATTTAGCCCATGCATTTCTTTAACCTTATAGTATTTGAATACATCAGTAGCATCTTTACCAATCAGTAAGATGTACTTGCCCATATCAAATTCTTTAATGTTCATTTATTGTTCTGGATATTCAACAACTAGTCCTGATTCAACAGCCCTAGCCATTATACTTTCAATAGCATCAGCTGCATCAGCAGCACGTAATATAACTCTAGCCTCTGGGGTAGAAACAATTCCACGTAATGAGTTTAAAAGCATTCCAAATTCGTTACCTGAAAGAATGAATTGGGCATCTTGATGCCAAGTATACTTCTTTGATGGATCGTACATTGGTACTTCTGAAGCACCTGTCTCGTCGTCTTTTACTATTTGCATTTTATTTTTATTTTGGTTTGAACAAATATAATTATCCTAAATCAATTTCAAAAGAAATAACTGCATTAGTTTTAATGCTCTTACTCATATTTAGTTTGATCTGGAATCTGTTGTGGAACTTAAACAGTTCCTCTATTAACATGTTTGTGTATCTAGGAAGAGAAGGAGCGATTCTAAATGAATAGTGATCAGGATGTTTTACAACTTCCATACTAGATAATTCATCAACTGAATCTATAATGCCCTCTAGGTGTGCAAAGTATATTGCATCATTATCAGCCATTATTTTGGGAAAGAATCTCTTCTCTACTTGCATTAAGACAAGGTTAATAGATATTTAGTTTTTGCTGCCTCTCCAGATAATGCATCAGCTAAGTTACATACATCATGATAAGCATTCTTTTCACCATACATCTTTAATGATGATGCAAATGACATTATATCTGATACACATTGCTCAGCTGTACAGTCTGTAAGAGGTTCTATTCTATAAGCTTTAGGTCTTTGACCTGTATAGCCCATAAGCTTCTCTACAACACCATCTTTAAAATCTTGTACATATTCATACATCTTTCCAAGAGCTTTGTGCTTTGCGTAACTAGTTGTTTGCCAATGTAACAGATGCAATTGCTCATGAAAGTAAGTAAGCTTAGCAGCGATGCTCTCTAATGAGAGCTCGCTACCAGTTGCTTTACTTAACATTTCTTGTGGGAATAATGATTTAGCCATTATGGTGCTGGTGTTGTAGTAGTTGTAGTTGTAGGTTCTACAGTAGTCGTAGTCGTAGTAGTAGGCTCAGCTGTTGTAGTAGTAGTCGTTGTACTAGTAGACGTTGATGTTGAAGTACTTGTACTTGTCGATGTACTAGTAGAGGTACTAGTAGATGTTGAAGTAGATGTAGACGTACTTGTTGAAGACGACGTAGTCGTAGTCGTAGGAGTTGCAGTAGTAGTTGTTGTAGTTGTTGGAACAAAATTACAACATTCTTTTGCGTCTATTTCTTGCCAGTTACCATCTTTAGGCTTAAATCTTTGTAAGATTAAGCTACTAGGTACAATACGTCCTGTTCCATCGAAACGAACGTATGCTTTTAATTGATTATTGCTATTTGCCATGATTAAGGAGCTGCTGTAGTTGTAGTAGTGGTTGTAGATGTAGACGTAGATGTACTAGTAGTAGTCGAGGTAGACGTACTAGTAGACGTAGTCGTAGAAGTGCTACTAGAAGTAGTCGTTGTTGTTGGACTAGCTGTCGTAGTAGTCGTAGTTGTAGGAATGTAATTACAGCACTCGTATGCTGGAATTTCTTGCCATCTTCCCACTTTTGGCTTGTTCTTTCTCAGAATAAGGCTGCCTGCAACAACCCTTCCACTACCATCGTAGCGAACAAATGCTTTTAAATCTCTCTGAATTGCCATGTTATTTAATAATTTAATTTATACTTAAATTTAAGTTTCATCATTTGCTCAACATAGTAGTGTGTACCTTTCTCTTGTGCTCTTGAATCGTTGAATACTAATTCTAAATGAGGATCAGTGAATGGATCATTACCATTAATATACTCACCCTTGTAAAATGCTGGGTAATCACCCATGTTTTTGTTTACTATCCCTGCGTTGTGCAGGATACCAAGCCTGTGGACCTTGTCAATAGGATCTGACGACCAAGAGAATTCCATTTCAGGTAAATTCTTAGTGACCCCACCTCTAAACCAAATAGTCCAGAGGACAGCCCACATGTCAGCACACCAACTTTGAAAGCCTGCAGATTCATCCTTGAAGTATAGTTTGTTTATGTTTAATAAATAACTACGTATTGTAATGCAATCTCTTAGTACCTTCTCCCAGAATATGGCATCAATATTCTTCAACAAATATTGAGCACCTCCTGAGTGTTCGTTATTAGCTTCTGCTACTGCTCTTGATATACCACACTGTGTGGCAATGTCTTCAAGAACATCTAGCTGCTTATATGCTTCCAATCTTTCTGGAAGCACTTGATGTATCTTACTATCAAAATATGAAGCGTTAATGTAGCTATTGGTGTCTGATAGATAGTTTACATCATCATCAATATATGCATCAACATTAAATTTATCTGTAAACAATACGTCAGAGTCACAATAGAAGACAGCTTTGTCTCTCATGTTTGGATTGTCCTGCCAGTAACGCATCAATACGTATGGTCGCAGAACAGGAATGTATATTCCTAACTTCTGACTAACACCATCTTGATCCTTATAGAAAGCAAACTCTGCTTCTGGGTAAAGATCTATCACCTGTTGCCACTTCTCATTCTTCTCTCTGAATGATGGGATAAAGATTAAGACAATAGCCTTATCTGAATGTCCAATGTTTCTTAAGCTTTCTAACCATAGATGTACCTGCCAAGTGTAGTAGGTATCATCTGGTTGAGCACAGATAAACTTTAAT